TACCACCAAAATAGATCAGCTTAATACTTAATTATTGCTGGCAGTTAATTATTCATTCTAGCCACATAGTAGGTATTGTCTCACTTTGTTGGATTAGAGGAATTTAATACTGGATGGCGGAAATTCTAGAATTGTTACCCGCCAGTACTAATTTATTATTTTCATAATGTATGAAAAAGAAAATGTCGAAAGTCGCCAAAATGGTTGGCATGAAAATGGGCGTTAAGGGAATGCCTATGGTGAAGAAAGCCGTTAAGAAAATGGTTAAGAAATCTAAATAAGATTATTGGTTCCATTATTTGTAGTGGAACTGATTAATTTTAAATTATTTTGTCTGTCTCTCCAATTGTTCACTTATCAAGTGTAAGTCGCTAAAGAAGAGCTAAAGGTTACAAAGTTATGCATTCCATGGGGCTACTTTGTTATAAAATCCTGATGCGCAACCGACCTAAAAATCTTCTAAGTTGTGAAATTCAACAAATTGAGAGAGGGCCAGAATAATTTAAAAAACATGAAAAAAATTTTAATTAATTTTTTACCTCACAATCAACAGCGGTATGAAACAGTCGGGGATTATGAAGAGAAAGAAAATGATTTACAGGTAAACATATCAGAAATGCGTCGTTGGGAGTATGAAGCGATGGTTTTAATCCACGAACTAATTGAATACTTTTTAATAAAAAAAAGGAAAATTACTATTAAACAAATAGATTCTTTTGATAAAGAGATGGAGAAAAATAAAAAAAAACATGGTCATTATGTCCATTTAAAATTTGGCAAAGTAATTGACTGTTTAATTGACTACGAAGGAAAACCAGTCGTTAATAACGATGAACCAGGTGTTTGTCCTGAATCCCCTTATTACAAAGAACATGAATTTGCTACTAAGATCGAAAGAAAGCTTTGTCGAGAATTTAAAATTAAATGGCAAAAGTACGACAAATACGTTAAAAGTTTATGACAAAAAAAGAACAAAATGAAGAAGAAATAGATGGTAGACTTTCTCTTAAACAAGAAAAATTTTGTCAGATTTATGCAACAAATAAAGAATTTTTTGGCAATGGAGGGGAAAGTTACGCGGAGGCTTATGGATTAGATCGCAAAAAAACAGGGTGGTATAAAGTTGCTCAAGCTTCAGCTTCACGTTTGTTAAGTAAAGTTACGATTTGTGACAGAATCAACGAAATTTTAACTGAAACAGGTTTTAATGACAGTTTTGTTGATAAACAATTATCATTTCTTTTAACTCAACACGCTGATTTTACAAGTAAGCTAGGAGCGATTAGGGAATATAACAAATTGAAAAAGCGAATTGAAGAGAAAAATAGTAATGTAATCCAATTCATTAATTTGCCAGACGAAAAATATGAACAACTCGTTAGAAGAGAAGCAAAACTTCTTAAGACTAGCCGCACAAAAGAGATTGATGAACTTTTGCGAGATAGTAAATAATGATTACTCTGCTAACTGGCATCATGAATTAATTGGAAAAAAACTAGAGGAATGTTTAGAAAAAGTATTGCGGGGTGAAAATGCACGGTTGATTATTCAAGTACCGCCAAGACATGGTAAAAGTGAAACAGCTACTATGAATTTTCCTGCTTGGGTACTTGGAAAATATCCTAAGATGAAAATTATTGTTAGTAGCTATTCAGATTCTTTAGCTGAATATTTTGGCTTAAAGACTCGGGATATCATGAAAGACGAGATTTATTCTCAAATTTTTAAAACTAAAATTAGAGAAGATAACTCTGCTAAAGGAAAATGGATGACTGATGAGGGAGGAGGATATGTAGCGACAGGTATTGGTGGAGGTATCACAGGTAGAGGTTTTAATATTGGAATTATTGATGATCCTGTTCGTAACCGAGAAGATGCTGAATCTAAATTAAAAAGAGATTTAGTTTGGAATTGGTATACGAGTACTTTTTATACAAGACAAGAAGGAAACGGAGCTATCATTGTTATTTTGACTCGTTGGCACATGGATGATCTTGTAGGACGTTTACTTAAAAAACAAGCAGAGGACGAAGCAAGTGGAATTGAAAACTATGATAAGTGGGAGATAATTAATTTGCCTGCTATTGCTGAGGAAGATGAAGAGCAAAGAAGTGTTGGAGAAGCATTGTGGCCACAAAAGTATGATTTACAAAATCTATTAACCAAAAAAAATACTCTTGGTCCATATGATTGGAATGCGTTATATCAACAGCGTCCTATTTCAAATGAAAACCAAGAATTTTTAAAAGAGAATTTTCAATATTTTGAAGATAAAGATATTGCCAATAAAGAGTTGGTATTTACCACAACAGTTGATTTAGCTGTTTCACAAAAACAAACTGCTGATAACACTGTTTTATTGACAATAGGAAAAGAATTATACGGTTCCAAGATGTATATAGTAGATATCACGAGTGGCAGATTTACTCCACTCGAAACGATTGATGCAATGTTCATGATTTTTAAAAAATACCGCACTAAATTTTCGATTGAATCAGTTGGCTATCAAAAAGCATTGAAATATTTTGTTGAGGAGGAAATGAGACGAAGAGGAATGTTTTTTATGGTGGATGAGTTAAAAAATACCAAGAAACGCAAAGAGGAACGTATTAGAGGTTTAATACCATTTTACAGAACAAAAGTAATTTACCACCGACCCACACATACCAAATTAGAAGACGAACTATTAACTTTTCCGTTTGGGGTACACGATGATCATGCCGATGCTCTTGCAATGCAGTTAGAAGTAATCCAGCATGCTCAAGCACCAAACCCTGTTATTAGAAGTATTACTCAAAAGGAATTATATTCAGCAATTTAGTTATAAAATATGGAGGAATCAATCGGTTTAAAAGAACAAAAAGAAATGAAAGCGAGCAAAAAACCTGCTCCTTATGAATTTAGTAATAATGAAAATTCACAATTTTATTTCAATCGTGTTACAGAAGCTAGAGATCAACGTGGTGGATTTTTAGGGTACTTTGATGATTTAAGTTATGAGGGGGATTATGTACTTAATCAACAAGCAAGAAATTCATATTTAAGAAAAAAAATGAATGATGATGAGGTTCGTATTGTTACAGGAACTACAGAAAAGAAAATTGAAACAGTTGTCAACGAACTTCTTCTCTTAAACTTACAACCAGAAATTACCGCTTATGATAATAATGGTTTAGAAATTGAAGATTTAGGCCAAGAAATAGGGGATATAATCAAAAGAACTAATGAGATAGAGCATGATGATGATGTTTGGCAAGAAGCAGTCTTAGAGCTTGTATCACAACGAGCTGTTTTTGTTGAAGAGGTTTGGATTGATAAAGTAGATCCTAAAAACAAAAAGAAAAGAATCCAAAGAGCTGAAAAAAGGCTTATTAATGGTTTGCAAATGTTTTTGGGTGATATTACTATCCCTGCTTATCGTTTCAATGACCAGCCATACATTATCAAATATGAACGAATGACTTACAAAGAAGCTAAAACATTTTATGGTGAATGGGAAAATTGGAAATACGTTGTACCTGGTCCAGCCAACATGGATAAATATGGAATCAATTATAAATGGCGTTTTGGCACAACTCAAAAAAATGAAGTAGAAATTATTCATTACATGAGTGTTGTTGATAATGAATACATGATTGTTATTCAAGATGTCATGATGATGGAACCATCACCGTTACCATGGAATTACGAAGGATATAATATTTCCATGACTACGCTTAAAAGCTTATCGACTGATTTTGCTTATGGTAAACCATTAACTGCCTCAGCTAAAACTTTGCAAGCACTTGAAAACGAAATGATTCGTAATCTTGTGCGTAAATTTAGACAAGCTATTGAACCACCTATTGGTGTAAGTGTTGGTAAGATATTTTCTAAAGATATGTGGAGTCCAGCGTCTATATCTCAAGGGGTATCTAAAAATGATTTTTCACGTTTAATTGAACATGATGGCGTTACTAATTCAGAATTTGCCATGTTTGATTTAATTACACGAAAAGCAGAAGAATTTGTTGGGTCATCAATGGTTAATAGTACTACTTCTAAAAAGGTTCCTACCGCCACACAAATTCAAGAACAACAAAAACAAGCTGCCAAACTTCTTGGTTTAGCAGTATATGCAATTATGAGATTGAAAAGGAATTTAACACAGATGAGAATTAATTCCGTTTTAACTGATTATCTTGAACCAGTTGGAAAGAAATATGATCCCCAATCTCAGAAAGTAAAAAATACTCATCATACTTTTTCAATCAAAGAAGGCACTTTTGAAAACGGTCAAAAAGGAAAAAAAGTAATTAGTCTGATGGATAGGAGTCTTACTGATATGGAGGAGGAAGCAATATTGGATTATGAAAAAGAACAAGAACAAGCAGGACACCCTGTAAGAATTAAAACGATTAATGTTAATTTGTTAAGTAAATTCCCTATTTTATGGAATGTAAATGTTACCAGTCAAGATCGAGATAGTACTGCATTAAGTAAAGCCATGTTTACTGATCAAATTAACCAAGCAAATACTGTTTCGCAATTAACCCAACGACCACTTAACCCTGACACATGGATAGAACGTTTTGAAACTACTTGGAAAGCTAAAGACTCTTTTCAGAAACAAGCTCCCGCTCAATTAGGTGGTGAACAGCAAGGAAATGGAGTTCAAGGACAAGCTCAAGATTTATTATCAAAAATTGGTGAATTAGGTGGAGGTGTTGCGTCTAATTTAGCACCTGATGGACCACAAAAACCTAGTCTTAATACAATGTCACAAGTATAAGTATGTGGATTTCTAGAAAAAAATATCTTGAGGATCAAAAAAAAATTAGAGATTTGAATAATAAGTTAAAGATTGAAAAAGAAATATCGACTAAAACAAATGATAAAAAAAATCCTCAAAATGTTGTTGAAGATATTTTAGGTAAAAATTTGGAGTGGTTTGATTATCTAGAACTTGCCCCGTCAGAAAGAAGTAAATATATCTTAGAAGCACAACAAATTTTAAGTACAACAGTATTTGAGAACGAAATTAACTATTTATTTACTTCCTGGATGAAATGGTGTTTAGAACAATCAAAAAACTTTGAAGATATCAGAGATATTAGAATGAATTATGTTGGGATAGATTTGTTTAGAAAACGTTTAAAATCTATTATCGAGCCTATGAATGAGGCAAAAATAACTGAAGATATTGATGGTATTTATTCACCAATATAAACCGTTTTATTTAACCCGTTCGGTTTCCGCTACAACCTGTTACCTGCAGTATGCAGGAGTAGCTGTAAGGGTAGTTTATTAAATTATGGCAAAAACATACTATGACGAAGAAGGGAATGCAGTAGAAGTTCCCGAAGAAGAAGAGGTAAAACAAAAAATAGCCGCAGAATATGAGGCTAAGATAAAAGATTTAGAGTCAAAAGGAAAAGTTGATGATGATCCTGTAGAAAAAAATTGGAAATTAGCACGAGAACGTGAGAAAAACCTTAAATTAGAAAACGAAAAGCTCCAATCTAAATTAAAAGAATATGGTGATGATAGTGTTAACCAGACCATGACTAAAGAGCAGATTGATGAACAAATTAATCGGGTTACACAGGCTAAATTAATTGAAATTAGAAAAAACGATGCTTTAACTGGTTATGAAGAAGAAGAAAAACCAATCATAGAGAAATACCTACAAAAAGTTACATATGGTGAAACAGTAACTCCAGAAAATATTGTGCAATTTGTTGCAGAAGCTGAACGAATGGCTTTTCCCAAAAAAGAAGTTAATCCAATTCGCCATTCTATTACAGCTAGTGGCAAACCACCACGTATGGAACAAACAAAATTTTCAGACTCAGAACGTGGTCAACAATTAGCACAAAAATTAGGTATTAAAATTTAACTTTTTATATGACAAAAAACGAAAAACAAGCTGAGAAAGTTGAAAAAATAGAAATCGATCAAGAAGCTCTTGATAGATTAATCTCTGAGGTAAAAGCGTCAAGACAAGAAAACGAAAAACTTAAAAATCGTATTGATTCAATCGAAAATACAACTCCAGGAGTAGTTACCGAACAAGTTTCTGGTCATACTGCTCGAGTACGTCTTATTGAAGGTAAGCTTATTTTAAAAATTAATAAAGAAAAAGGAAATAGTATTTGGAAAGAAATGAACGAACATGGTGAAGAAATCTACAAAGTAGAGATTGATTTACAGGGAAAAGACAAGACAGAAAAAATGGTTGTTGATTATCTTTCGTTAATGAGAAATGAAATCGGTACTCAAGTTATTGCTCGCATTTTAGAAAATAACAGCAAATCAATGATTAAAAAAGGTGGTGCTATTTCCCCAGGACGTTTTACCAGTGATGAATCTGTTTTAAGAATGCCAGGAGTAAGTATGAATGAACAAGAAACTTTTACACAAAGTAGTTATTTGATTGAGTTGCCAAATGGTGAACAATACACCGTTACTGATGAAGCTTTTAATTTCTAATTAATATTATGGAAACAGAAAATGTAGTTGAAAGAGATTTAACTAAAGAACGAGATGAAAGATGTATACCTTTAGCCAAAAAAATTGTTGAATTTTTAGGGAAGGAAGAATTGGTTTTTGGGAAAATTACCGATGCCGATTTAGATAATTGTTATCGTCCATTAGTTAAAACATTGACTGCTGATTTTAGAGAAAAAAATGTTTCTCTTTCTGATGTTAATTATGCTTTTCAGCTTGCTTTACAACCATATCAGCAAATTAACAGTTTGATGATTAATAAAATCGATGAAGCAGTTAGAATGTGCCAAGAAAAATTATGGGGCAAACCATTAGGGGAGGTCACTTTACAGGATGTGGATACATTATTAAAATAAATAGTGTATAGTCGAATTATCAACATAAAGGTTGGTTAAACGAGTTATCGTTTAACTACCTTCGTGCTGATACACATAGTTAATTGTATCAAATTCAGGAGCTAACCTTGTAAAATAGCATAGTTTTTATCAGTTATCTATAAAATAACTGTTAGGTAATTTTCTAAATTACCATTGTTCAATCAGGTTGTTCTCTCCTTGAAAAAAAAGAGACAAAATAAACGGGAGTTGACCCTGTTAAAACAACCACCGCTGAAAGACGCAGGTGTTTTTTTGTATCTATTTAATAAAATTTTATGTCATTTCAACCTATTCGAAGTGGTTTAGAAGAGATCAAATATCTTCCAAAACGTGCTTCAACCGCAATTTCTAACGCAGCACTTTTAGCACCAGATGGTGCAGGGGCTGTTCAACCTGCAGTAGCAGCAACCACAAAAGTTATTGGTGCTTCACTCAGAACAGTTGTATCAACTGACGCAGATTACGCACAAAACACTTTGATTCCTTATTTTGAACCAACTGACACTACAGAATTTTTGGCTGATGTTGGTACAGGAACTATGACCACCGCTTTGGTTGGTACATATTGCGATTTAAAAGACTCTGTAAGTATCGATGTTACAGCTTCTGCTGTGAAAACAGTATTCTTGCAAGCTTTTGTTTCAGCAACTCAAGCTATCGTTCGCTTGGTTCCAGTTGTTTAATAAATAATCTAAATTTTTAAATTATATGTCAGGACCTACAAGTCTTCTCAATACAATTACGCTACCAGAATTTACTGATTTACTAGAACGCAACTTTGTTGCTGTTCAAAATACTGTAAAACCAGTAGCTCAACAAATGTTCATTACTGATGACATGAGTGAACACACGGGAAACTCCAGAATTTACAATGAATGGGATACTCAACAATACGCTTCTATTAAATTAGAAGGTCAAAATGCTTCTAAAGCTTTGGCTGGTGTTGGTTACAACAAAACTCTTTATGCAAAAAGAATTGCAAAAGAAATTGATATCACTTGGGAAATGAGACGCTACACCAAATACCCAGAAATTACTGGAAAGATGGATTCTTTGACCAACTATTGTCCGCTTCGTATTGATATCGATCTTACCCACCGCATTACTTTCGCAACGGTTACTTCATACGTAGATATGGATGGTATCACCGTTGATGTTACAGGTGGTGATGGACTTTCCGTTGCTAACGCCGCTCATACTTTAGCCTTTTCTGCTACAACTTGGAGCAACTTAGTTCCTGGAGCCCCTGCTGTTTCTCGTGCTGGTGTAGAAGCTGCCGAAATTCTTGCTAACACTAATATACTTTCAAACTTTGGAGATAAAAGAGTAATGGAATTCAATACTATTTTCAGTACCGATGATCCAAGTACGGTAAATAACATTCAGGAACTGCTTCGTTCAACTGCTTCACCTTCTGCTCCAAACAGCGGGGTTGATAACGTTTACGCTGCTAAATATCGTCATGTTGTTTTGAAAAACCTTGCAACTACTGCAACTGGCGCTACAGACACTACCAAACGAAGATGGTGGGGTTTAGCTGCTGTTGGACAAGGTGTAAATGGATGGCAAGCATATTTTGGTCAATTTGAAGCTCCACACCTTATGACTCCTTCGGTCGGAAACAATGGTGAGGATGTACACAATGACAACTGGACTTTTGGAACTCGTGCTTCTTATGGAATCGCTGTAGTTTCTGGTCGTGGATTTATTCTTTCTAATCCAGTTTCTTAATCAAATTAGATTTTAGCCCCTTTGTAATTAAAAAAACGAAGGGGCTTTAAATCTTTTAATTATATATTTATGGCTGGTATTAATTCAGAATTTTCAATTAACAAAGATACTTTTGGGAACAACATCTTAGTTCAAGATCTTGCAACTGGAGTTCCTGGTTACCCACAAGTCATTGCAGGCACAACTCTTCCGACTTCTGGAAATTATTACAAAGGATGTTTGATGTTTAAAACAGATGTAGCCACTGGTTTTAATGGTGTGTATTCAAATACAGGTACTACGACTGCTCCTGTTTTTACAGTTTTAAACGTTGGAAATCTTACTAATTATATTGCTACTGAAAGTGGTGCAAATAATGCTATTGCTGGTTCGCTTACTGATTCTAGTGGGACAAATATTACTTTAGAAGCTGGTGTAAGAGTTTTGATTAAACTCGCTCACACTCTTCAAGCTGGTGCGAACACATTTAATTTAAATGGTGGTGGAGCTGTGGCGATCAAAAGTCATTTAAACGTTGCCAACAACATTGCAACTGCTTATGCGGTTGGTTCAATAGTGAGTTTGATTTACGACGGAACCCAGTGGCAAGACCTTTGTCAATAATTAATTTTTTTACTCTCTATTTTGGAGAGTAATTTAAGTTAATTATCTAAAAAAATGTATGTCTTTAGGATATAACGCTCAAAGTGAAAAATATTTAATAGGAACTTCTTCAACAGTAGCAAATTTAACCACTAGTTATACAGATAATTCGGCAACTTTTGAAACAGGTCACATGTCAGAAATGACTGTGTATTTTGAATACACAACTGGTGCTGCAGGTGTAGGAAATTCAATTCAATTTTTATTAGAAGGTTCACCTGATTCAAATGAAAATCCAAGTCCAGCACCAATTTTCTATCAGGCTTTAGCTCAAACTGTTGCAACTGGAGTGATTACATTCAACGATGCAAGCACAAATTATGTTGGAGTTGCTGGATCAACTACCTATAAAAGATCATTTTATTTTCCACCTGCACATTTAAAAATGAAACTTTCAGTTAAAGAAACTATTGCTGCAGGTGCTGCAGGAACTATAAAAGTTAGAATTTTACTTTCTGGTGTTTAACATAAAAAAATATGTCTTTAGGGGGGGAACTTTTGCCTACAAACCCAGAATCAATTTCTGGTGGTGGAGGAGGCGGAACAATCGGCGGATCAATCGCACTTGGACAAATTCCTGTTGGAACAGCTGCTGATACTATTGGGGGTAGCTCCTCACTAACTTTTACCAGTAACTTTGTGAATGTTACAGGTGGAATTTGGTGTAACGGTGCTACAGGAACTACGCCAACATCA